GAGGTGAAATGATTTGGGCAATTGCCTTTGCGTACTCTTGGCACTCCCATTGTGCGTGAGGATCAACTCGCTGCGTGTATACTCGCGCAAATGCAGACAATGAACCCGTCCACCACCATTCGGTGTAGGTTCCCTGTGGTAGTACCGCACGAGCCTGTTCAGGAGCCACACCCATCTTGACTAATTGTTCGTAGGTGTGGAGAGCGTCCCGCACACTCATGTCATAGTATCGACCCACGGTGTTGTAGGTTTCGTCAATAGGCATGAAGTCTTCTGACCCCTGCTTTGCTCCGTTCGTGGGCTTTCCGCGCCAGTTGGGAAAATACACCACGGGTGAATCGCTCACATAACGGCGACTCACTTCGTTCTCTGTCAGTCCAACTTTGTGCTTGAAGAGTTGGGTGCGGACAAAGATGGGAGCCTTCATCCGCAGGGTGATCTGTGGATGGGCAAAGGGAGTCCAGTGCTTGTGTTTTGCAAGGTAGGCAATGAGTTTCTGATCCTTCTCACCTAGTGCCTTGCCTTTGATTGAACCTGTCCAGTGCTGCTCGCCGTCCCAACTACTCTCTTTGTTGAACGACACCCGCGCAGCGTTCACGATGGTCAGGTCATCGCCCATGTGATCCACATATTCCACATGACCACAGTTCAGCACAGAGTAAAAGGTTTCACTCGGTTTCATCGGTGTCTCCAAACCAGCCGTCAGTCATGTCTTCGTCGGTGATTTCGTGGTTGTTTTCGCTGATGTCTTCGCCACCCACTTCTTCCAACTCAAACCCTTCAAGTTCAACACCTGTCAGGTCTTCAGCGTACTCAACCGCTCGCTTGTACAGTTCAGGATTGGTGTTCTTCAGGTACTCAACAATTGCAAAAGCGTAAGCCACCACTGGGTGCTTGAAACTGTGACCGTCTTCGTGTTCTTCTTCGCTCATGTGGTGCTCCTAGACTCTAGTTCTTGAATTTTAGCCTTTAGGGTTTTGATTTCTTCAGCCGCAAGAATCATACACTCTTGCACTTCTCTCCAAAAAGAAAACATCTGACACATTGAAACTGCTTCAACTCTTTGGAGAATTGGCATATTTGCTATACGATTTGCTAGCAATTTGCCAACCTCGTCGTTACACCAAGAGTTTATTGGGTTTATTTCATATTGATTCATATTAAATCCTTTTCCATTGGCTCCATTTCAGTCGCGCTTCCATACCACTACACGAGTATCTATCAATGTCTGCTTGCAGTTCTTGTGGAGACTTGCCTGAAAGCACCATGTCATTAATATCTTTTTCTAGTACTCCAGTGCCCCAAACACATACCGTGTAGCCTGCTTCAATGGCTTCTCGCGTGGCTTGCACAATTTCTCGGTTACGAGGCTCGTTGTCCAAAACAACAACCACATCATTGAAACGCTTAACCACATCTCCCAACTCACTGCCAGCGAAAGCAATGCCGTTATCCAAAAATACAGAGTCAATCGGGCCTTCAGTAGCGTAAACTCGTTGTGAGTAGTCAACAGTATCGCCTCCGAAAAACATTCTGCCGTCCTTGACAAATTTCACAGTAATGTACCGTATGGCGTTCTTTGAGCCTCCAACGGCTCGCCCTTGTACTCCCAACAGTTCACCGCTCTTGTTAAAAAACGGGATGACGATACGCTCGTCATTGGGGACGGTGGTATATGTAGGGTCAATGCCACGCACCCAGTCTCCAAACCCTTCGCAAAAATAGAACCGTTCAGGGCACGGTATCTTTCGCCCTTCACAATACACGCGAGCAGCGTGATCGAATGGCAGGTCTGAAATACGCGGAAGTGTAATATTTATTTTGGGCTTGATGATTACGGTTTCATCAGGCTTGGGGTAGTTGGAATGCCCGTTCTCACCGTTACGCCACCGCTCAAGTGCGTATTCACGACACAGCACAGGGGCTATAATCTCCAAGAACTTGTAGACGGTGTGACCAATACCACAGTTGTGGCACTTGTAGTAAAAATCGTTCTTCTTGGGAAAGAAAAAACCACGAGCCTTGTTCTTGTTCTTTTGTGAGTCTCCGCAAAGGGGACACCGACAGTTTGCAAGATCAGCACCCTTCCACTTAAACTTCTGAAGTTGTGGAGACACCAAGTTAATATATTTCTTGTCTGTCAGAATACTCATTTAGAAATTCCAGTCGCTTGCGTCCTTGCTGCCAAACTTCTTGGCAAACTCCCGCTTGCCGTAACCACTTCCAAATCCTTCTTCCTTGGTGCTCTTGGCATCAGTCAGGTCTTCAAACTCTTCCTTCTTGACATCGTAGAACTTCATCTTGGCGTAGTTCAAACCCACAATAAACTTCTTGTTTGCAGCCTTGGTGTTGTAGCGATTCTTTAACTGCTTCACCATGATCTGCCCTGCCTTTTCCAATTCTTCAGTTGTAATGAGTGCTGCCATAAAGTCTGCGGTATGGGGCAGACCAAACGACTCTGAAGTATCGGTGAGTTCCACATCACTGGATGAAAATCCTGAACGGTTCACCTGTGTGGCTGTAAAGATGGGCACATTTCGTTCCATTGCAAGCCCACGCAACTCTTCTGCAATAGCCTTGATGTAACTGTACGAATTCACATTGTTTCCACCACTCTTGAGACGAGCAGACGAGCAGATGTTGATGTAATCAATAAACACAATATCAGGGGTGAATCCCTTCTTGAGTTTTAGTTCATCCATCAGCACACGGAAGTGGTTGGCATTAGCCACCGAAGTGGGATACTCCTTGATGATGAGTTTGCCGTTCACACCCCGCGTGGACGCTTGCAACCGCTTCTCGTACATGTCAAGAGGCAGATCGTGGAGTTCGTCCATCGTGATGTCCATGATGTTTGCGTCAATGCGTTCTGCAATACGCTCTTCTGCCATTTCTAGTGTGATGTACAGCACATTCTTGTTCTGCATGAGACAACACGCTGCGTGGTGACACATGAACAGCGACTTACCCACGCCTGTGCCTGCCATGACCACATTGAAAGTCTTGGGAGCCACACCACCCTTGGTAATCAAGTTGAACATTTCCAAATCAAACGGAATCTTGTCTTCTTCACGATGCAGCACTTCGTAACGCTGCTCGTAGTTCTCAAGGTAATCGTGACCAATATTTGTGTCAAACGAAACCGCAAGTGCCTTGCTCAAAATGTCAGGCAGAGCATTGGGTGTACGCACCTTGTCCTTGCCGTCAATAATATGAATGGATTCAAGAATGGCATTGTAGATGGCTTTGTCCTTGCAGAACTTTTCTGTGGTGTCCAATAGCCATTGGGTGTCTTGCTTTTCGCTTCGACACACCGCGTCCACGGTTTCCCTGCACCGCTTGATCTCGTCTTCGGTAAGAGCCTTGTCGCCTTCCAAAGAGATAAGGAGGGCTTCCTTGGAGGGAACCCCCTTATACTTCTCAATAAATCCCTTGATCTCACGGAACACCGCACGATCAGGGCGATTGGCAAAGTACTCTTCTTGAAGGAATGGCACAGTCTTCTTGCAGAACTCTTCGTTGTTGATGAGTCCTGCAATAACTGTTTGTTCAATCGTACTCATTTATTCCTCCGTATCGGTTTCACTCACAGGCTGTGGTTCGTCCTTGCCGTAGCAGAACTCCTTGGCAACCGCAACCTCCAACTTGTCCATGACTTCCTTGGTAAAATACTTTTCAGGATTCTTGATGATCTGCGATTCAAACGCAGTCTTGCCGCCACCCACATCAACCTTGGTGGACACCTTCTTGAAAATATCGTACTTGATGGCAATGTCTAGCAGCCCGTAATACGGATTCAGCCCCGTATCAAAGTTCAACTGCACATCCACCATCTTGTTTTCCTTGGTCTTGCGACTCTTGTAGGTCTTGCAATGGATGATGTTGCCCACCACTTCATTGTCCACCTTGTCCTTCTTCTTGGACAGGTAGATAATGGTGGACGCAGCGTACTTTAGTCCTGCACCACCACCCATTTCCTTGGTTGGCACATACGCACCCACCACATCGTAGGTGTGGTTGGTCATAATCATGGGAATACGAGCGTGCCCCAACTTGATGGTAAGCACACGAAACGCAGCCTTGACCACCTGTGCACGGGTCATGTCACGGGTGTTCTTGCCTTCTGCGGTGTCGTTCATTTCCTTTTCGGTGCTCAACATGCCTAGCGAATCCAGCACAATCATCATGCGTGGACGCTTGGCTTCATCGGTTTCCAAATACTTGTCAATGGCTGAAATGCACTGGTGACGGAACTCTTCCACAGTAGCCACAGGCAGAACCGCAACCCGCTGCCGATCAATGCCACGAGACTCTAGCATTTCGCTAGTGATGGACTGCTCGGAATCAAAGTATATCACCATGCTAGACTCGTCTACATTCAGGAACTCACGAACCACATTCAGGGCAAAGTAGGTCTTGCCTGTGGCTTGCTCGCCTGCAAGGGCTACAATCTTGTTGTCAGGCAGACCACCGTACAGCGAACCACTCACCAAAGCGTTGAACGAATACGAGCCTGTGGAAATGTACGATTGGGTGTCGCTTCCGTCCAGCCCTTCAATTGCAATCTTGCCGTACTTGTTGCCTGATGCCTTTAGAATGTCCTTTAGATTCATTTGCCTAATGCCTTTCGTTGTGTGTCAATGGTTTCCATCTC